GGAGACCCCCTGGGGGGTCTCTCCTTTCTGGCCTTTTCCTTTTTGAGGGGACCACTATGACGACTGGGTCATGGAATACCGTAATCCAGTCTAGTATTGGGCAGACGATGGCGGGCAATCCGACATACGTCAGCAGAGGTACCTCCGTATCCTGGAACGGGGGGGATCGCGCTGTGAAGCGTCGTCCGAAGAACCTAACCAAAGCGGAACGGGTAGCTTACTACCTTGAACGCCCAGGCAAAAGTTCTTCTCTGTCCAGGCCTTACGCTACGCGTAAGGCGTCGCCATTGCCGGAAGGCATTAAGGATGTACTCGGGCAAGATAAAAACTTGTTCGAGAGGGTTCGAGAGAAGAGGTTTAAGCTTCTCGAGACGCCCGATCCTGGCGATTACTATACCCCTCACGGCTACACAAAGTCGTGGGAGAGTAAGAACTTCCCCGAAGTTGAATGGGGAGACGGAGGCACGCGCCTATGGTTCGGTGTTTGGAGGAGCACGTATACAGGGTCAATCATCACCAATGGTTGGTCCCCTGGTACCCTTTTCTTAAACACCACCGGCGCGTGGTCAGGTGCGAATGATTATAAGCTTCTCGAACGCCTTCGCAAAAAGGTCGTAGGTACAGACTTTAACCTCGCATCTTTCCTCGGAGCGGAAGGGCTAGACACCCTTTCCTTCATTGGCGACGTAGCCCACCGGGTTGCCCGGAGTCTGCATCAAGCCAAGCGAGGCAACCTGTACGCGGCAACGCGGACACTAACCTCGTATGGGCGCCTTTCTCCAAAGAAGGCGCCGTCCGATCTCGCGCATCAGCGCGAAGTCTACGCACAATTGATCGCGGCGCAGGACCCTAAAAAGTCTCGTGCTCACGTCGATGCGTTGGCCTCTCAGTGGTTGGAATACCACTTGGCCGCAGAACCACTTCTCGGTGACGTTAAGTCTGCTGCGGAGCAGCTGGCTCACGTCACGGGCACGAAGCGGACCCAAAAGGTAACCGCGGCTGTGACCCAGAGAACTCGCTACCCTCTTGACGCGCCTTCAACGCCGCGCTGGTTGGGAGCGAGGACAATTAGGAAAGCTGTCGTGGGCCACTTCACCGTGGCTCCCGAACCTGTCGTCTTTCTTGGGCTTCAGGATCCAGAAGTAACTATCTGGAATGCTATTCCCTTGTCCTTTGTCGCCGACTATTTTTACGATGTCGGCGGATGGCTCGAAGCTCGAGCAACGTGTGCGGCTTTCGGCTCCGCTACGTATATAACAAGTGTGAAAGACGAGTGGGTCCTCGAGGACTGCACGGGGATGAACGTCCCCGGCGGTAATCACTATAGGATACCTAACGCCCTCAACACGAATAAGCCGTTTTACCGCAAGGGCTCTCTCGTCCGAACGGTATCGTCATCTCTCTCAGACCTGGCTACAAAGCCTAAGTTTGAGCCTCTAGGAGTGTTTAAAAGCTGGCAGCGCATGGCTACGGCCGTGTCTCTAGTAGCCGTTTTTTCCGGACGGCAGAGCACCCCCCTAGGGAACTTGAGATGATCCAACACAACCCTGGGCCTAGGCCCTTCTTGGAGAAGTATCCATGGCAACTCAAGCCAACATCACCGTGTTCGACGGTGCAGCCACCCCTGTCTCCCACACCTTGGTCGGTGAGGACATTCTGCGTGAGCCGAATGGATCTACCGCCGTGTGGCGCGAACAGCTTGCCACCGTGCCTTCAATGGCACAGGTTCGCTATACCCAGATCAAGCGCAAGCTGAAATCTGGTGTGACGCAGACCGTGGCACGTATCGAGGTGCCGGTCATGGAGTCGGTGTCTGGCGTTAATAGCGCTGGTTACACGGCTCCGCCGAAAGTAGCGTACACTGACCGTTATGAGATCGTTGGTTTCGCCCATGATCGATCGACGGAAACTACGCGACGCATCGCCATGCAGATGTTGCTGAACATCGGCAACAACGTGAGCGTAACAACGCCCGCGGTCGCTGCAGGGATCTCTGCGGACCTCCATCAACGAGGCCAACAAGTCACGTAAGCGGCTTGCATCTGTTATGGCTGCCAAAGCCAACACGGATGTCCCCGTGGACATATCTACGGGTAGGCAAGCGGGCCCACGAGTTCACAAGACTACGAAGCCCGTTAGGAGCACTCGCACGAGTGCTCGCGTCGATGTTGTCGAGCCTCATCAGCCCGGCAACGCAGGATCAGAGGGTCACACCGTTCAATCAGACGTTCTGTCTGGAGCGGGTTTGGTGTACACGATGGCGAAAGCTCTCGTGCGCATCATTTTCCTCATTCGAAGGATGACCTAGCCTTTCTTCCCCCTTAAAGGAGAATTATATGCGTAAAATCGCGCATTGGCTCGAAGCGTATACAGAAGCGGAGTCTCTCGACATCCTCTCTGACTTAGCCGAGGCCGCCGCGCAAGCGGCCGGTACAGCTAGGGGCACAGAGTTAGCAAAGCTTGTCCGCAAGGGCAAGTTGCGCGAGGTCTGTGAGTTTAGCGTGGACTTGAACAGCGTAGGAGTTCATGAGCTCCGTTGTCTGCGTCAGTCACAAGCTTTCTTTCAAAAGCTCGAGTTTCTGGACTTGGGTATAGATCGAGAGAAGGTGGCAGTCGAAAGTCTGCTCGAAGCCGAATACCATTGTAAGGTTACCAACCTTACGTGGCAGGGTATGCACGAGGGATGGATTAGCTTCCAACCCGACGTGATGGCTGTATTTCATGTTGCCCAAGGGCATATACAGCGTATCCTGGGTCCGAGACCTACGCTCGAAGAGCTGCGTCTCAGATTCGGCCCCGGTGCAACCTCGCTGACAAAAAGGCGAGAGAGCTCCATCAAGCGAAAGCTTGGTAAGGGCGTATCGTGTAGCGAAGACCTCGTGGGCTGGGCGAAAGCCTTGCTCCAGGAGATGCCCCACCTCGCGGAGTTACATGCCGAGCAATCGGTCATGTCCGAAGAGGGTTTTTGGGGGGTCGTGCCCGTTATCCTACACAGTGGCGCGATTTCTTTCGTACGAAAGAACTACAAGACAGATAGAACAACCGAGACCCAGCCTACCTTAAACGGTATGTTTCAGCTGGCGATTGGGGACGCTATGTCCGCAAGGGCATGTCGTGTAGAAGGTTTGAACCTGAGAGACCAGACGCTTAACCAGCAACTGGCACGTATCGGGTCATTAACGGGCGCTTTAGCAACGCTCGACCTTAAATCGGCAAGTAACTGCGTGGCCGTGAGGCCTGTGCAGAGCTTATTTCCGGAGGACTGGTTCTCTATGCTGAAGACAGCGCGCTGCGGTACCACCAAGGTGCCGGGCGTGGGAACCATATCCTTGGAAATGTTCTCAGGAATGGGCAACGGGTTCACTTTTCCGTTGCAGTCGATTTTATTCTGGTCCCTCGCGCGCGCAAGCGCAACGGTGGCCGGGGTGAAGTCTCCAATCGTTTCTGTATACGGAGACGATATTATCGTGGATACGGCAACAGTGCCGCTGTTAAAGCGCGTACTGTCCGCTGCGGGGCTCTGGGTCAACGATGATAAGTCGTATGATTCGGGTCCCTTCCGCGAATCCTGTGGAGCCGACTTTCTTTCGGGTTCTGACGTAAGACCGGTGTACGTCAAGGAAATCTTGACGCCGGCTGTACTCTTCACCCTTCACAACGGGTTACGCCGTAAAGGGTTCGACGAGTTAGCGGATCGTGTGCGTACTTTCGTGCATCCCGA